GACTCTTTTGGAATGTTTAAGAAAGTTCACAAAGGAGATGCAGATATACTATCTAAAGGTAAAATTGCAGAGGCACTGACCCATGCTGGTAAATACTGGGATACTCTTGTTAAACATAAGAATAAATTAATTAGTAGACATTTGTCTACATCTGAACGTAATTCTATTCTTGGAGAATTATTCTTTGATTCTTCTATTCTATCTGGAATGCAATTAAACATTATCAAGAAAGAAATAGAAAAACCATCATTTGACTATGGTAGACCTGACACTGCATGGGCATTGTATAATCACATTACTCTAGCATTAAAAGAAACACATCCTGCAGATTGGATTGATCATCAGATTGCATTACATGATGTATTTAAATCTTATATACCAATAGAGGTTGAACCTGCACTACTTCCCAGTGGTATTGCTGATTTATATACTAAACTTACAGGTAGTGATTATGGTACTGCTAGAGAATGGAGTAGCACGTCTACATCTGATACAGTAGCTGTTTATCCTGTAACACCTCAAGAATTACCATTTTAACAATTTAAAGGGTGCTAATTAATTTTAGCACCCATTTATTTTTATGAAAAACGATGTAATCTACGATGAGTTCTGCAAAGTTTCAGAACGTAAAACTTCAGTAAACAAAGTGTATTTACTGATGAGGTACTTAAAGTTAAAGTACCGTATATCAATTGACAAAAACAGTCTTGTGAGACGTATAAAACAATGGAGCAAATGAAAAACCTCATTGGCATATCAGGAAAAATTGGTAGTGGTAAAGACACAGTAGCTGCTATCATACAAGAACTTTATCCTCAGTATCAGGTTAAAAAGTTTGCAGGTAAGCTTAAAGACATTGCCTCTATACTTACAGGTATCCCTGTAGAAAAGTTTGAAGATCAAGAGTTTAAGAAAACTGATTTAGGTAAAGAATGGAGTTATGTATATCCTGATCAATATTATGATGATGGTGAATCTGTAATGGTTTGCATGTCTGTTAGGCAGTTACTGCAAAAGTTAGGAACTGATGCATTGCGTGATAATCTTCATGAAAATGTATGGGTTAATGCTTTAATGGCTGACTTTACCAAAGACTCTAATTGGATTGTTACTGATACACGTTTCACAAATGAAGCTGAGACTATTCAAAAAAATGGTGGTATATTATTACGTGTAGAAAGATCTACATGTAACTTAGGTACACATCCTTCAGAAACAGCTCTTGACAATTTTCCATTTGAACATGTAATCTTCAATAATGGTAGTATGGATGACTTAAGAAATGAAGTTAAAAAATTCTTAGAATCAATATCATGAAAGGTAAACTAAAAAAAGAAGATTGGGGATGGGTTGTAGAGTTTGATGTAAATGAAGATGAATGCACTACGCGTTCTATTAATGTACGTCCTGCTGACGTTTGGGATTTAGTATTTGATGAGTACTGGGGATCAACCTCTGTACACAATTCAGATATTGAATTTGAAATTATAAAGTCATCAAGAGGAGATGACACAGTTGAACAAGCTAAAATTATAAAACGATGAGACATTATGTAATTAAACAAGATACTATAGAGTATCACCTAGACAGTTTTGTAGATGACAAAACAGGATTTGACACTTATAAACTAAGTTATTCTACAAATGGAAACTGGTCTACTCTAGTTCAGGGTCAAACAATATTAACTATCTCTGATACAGGAGATGGTTATGCAGTTGAATGGGAATCTGATGTAAAGAAACGCTTTTTAAATTATCAAAATGCAAGAGAGTTTCACATTCTTATTTCATTTATTCAGAAGCAAGACCCCATGGATGACGATGTGCTTATTGTAAAGCATGATGAATTTATGCGTGTATAAACACAAAACCCCCACCGTTGTGAGGGTTTCATGGAAGAAAACCAACTAAATAAAAACACGTAAGTGTTATTTTTTCCAATTAATGTTCCAATACATAGAGGCATTGTATGTCACAAGACCTTTTGTATTGACTCCACACTGTAATCCAAATACACGACTTTTTTTATCTTTAAATAAAAGTCCTGTACTAATACCTTGAGGAACAGTAGGATAAGCAAGTGTAACCCCTGCCCCTAAGAAGAGTTCTCTTTTTGGTGGTAGGGGTACTACATTTGTAATAGTTATAGTAGGAATGCTGTACAGATGAAAGTATTTTCTCTGTAGCATTTTGTTCTTTTGTATAGTATCTGTAACTGTGATGTATCCAATAGTGTCAACCAATATTGTGTCTTTATAGATGTTTTTGACAGCATATAGGTTTACTAAATCCTCAAATTGCTGCTTAAGTACAGCATAATTGCTGTCAGGAATCATCCATGGTTCTTTAACATACTCAGTATCAGTCTCATGAACAACCACAGTTTTAGTTTCATACTTGATAATATCTCTGTACGTAGTATCAACAGTAGTTGTTCCAGCAACGGGTATGTCTACATTTTGTGTAGGCGTACAAGATCTCATCAATAATATCACAATTATGAGAGCTGCAATGACAAGGAGTAAGTAAAGATTTAGATTTTTACTCTGCATCTGGAGTTTCTTTTGGAGTTTCTTTTTTGTTTTTCTTATTAATCCATTTATCTACTGATGCAATACCAAAGCATGCTACTGTAAGTAGTTTAAAAGAATCAAAAATAAACTCATTTACTAGTAAAGGTCTATTTAGTATACCCGTTACTATGTCAACTATAGCAAAGATGATCATTACTATAAATGCACCAAACCCAATAACTGCTTTTTCATTTACAGAATTATTGTCATCAAACATTGTCCAAAACTTTTTCATTTTCTATATTGTGTTTTATATTTCCAAACTTTCTTTTCCTCCACTTTAAGATGAGGTAAGTATTCTATATTCATCTCATTTTTAAATCTCCAAAGTGCTTTCTCATCTAACCCATATGCTGTTACAAAGTCTCTATACTTTTTATAGTCACGTGGTAACATCTTTGCCATCACTATACCAAAATCATCTGTTGCCATGTAGTAATGAGACAAATCCATAAGATACACGTTAGTATTGTCAGGATATGTAGTATAGATTAATGTGGGTCCTAATGCCCATTTCCACAAGCTATCTTGTAGAGATGAGAACTGTGTATTAATGCTATCTTTATCAGTCTTAATGTAAACTACTTTTTCATTATATCTGGTAATTGTATCAACCTGAGTTTTAATTACTACTTCTTGTTTTAAAATTGTATCTGTCTGAATCTTGATAATCACTCTTTGCTTAATGATTGTATCTTGCTGCGTTTTAATTGTAGTCTTTAATGCATTAAGTTCAGCCTCCATGTCCTTATACTTTTTATTTATAAGGTCAGCTTGATCTGTAGTCATAACTACTATCTTAGTTTCACCATCCTCATCAATAGTAGTATATGGATACTTCTTAATCCCCGATTGGGACATCAAGTTTCCAAGACTGCTTATCGCGAGAAGAACGAACAGAATCAGCTTTTTCATAGGTCTCTACTGCGGTTTCTAAAACTTCTACTTTCTCATTCAACTGTTTGTTTTCATGAGTTAGAGTTTCATTTTGTTTTGTTAATGTTGTATTTTTTTCCTCTAATGTTACATTTTCTTCTACTACTTCCACATGTCCGTTACCTGCCATACCAATGCTTAGAACTACTAAGCTTACTAGGGCTATTAAAACTACGTATAATAGAAGATTTTTTTTCACTTCTTACTAAGTAATATAATCTCACGTAAATCTCTGAGAGCTTGTGTGTTATTATCTAAAGCACTTTGTATCTTTCCCGTATCTGTTTTGATGTAGTCATTAAGTTCTTTTTGCAAGTCATCAACTTTCTTTTTTAAGGCATCTTCAGATGCTATTTGACGCTTTAGCATGAACCATAGTACTGCACCTAAACCCAGTACAATAACACCAAGTGCTCCATACTGAGTTAAGGTTTCAAATACTCCAAATGATGCAGGTGCTTGTAGAAATATCATTGCTTTGTCTTTCTAGTTTCATCATTCATATCTTCTAATCTTTTGATTAGACGATCTTTTTCATCTAGGTTTCTCTTGATAAAAAACCAAGCTAAATAACCTAAAGCAAGAACAACAAGTCCTAATGCACCATAGTTTGCTAATTGCTCAAATACACCAAAGTGTACTTCAGGAGCAGCTTGTAAAAGTGTCATATTAGAATTCTTTTAAAAGGGTGTATGTAAATTTCTTAAGACCTGACTTTTTACACTTACCAAGTAACTCTGCAAATTGTTTAGGATCATTAAGAACTTGACAACCAGCAGACCACTTATCAATAAGCTTAGATACAGCGTTAGGATTAGCACGGTGAATGTTAATACCAAAAATACCAGTTTCAGTTGTTGAAGATTCTTCAGCAACGTCATTTTTGTTACCATCTCTAAATACTGTTACGGGTGCACACTGAGTCAATGCTTCATACTTACCTTGATGCATACCCACCTGCCAACAGTCATCCCATTGACCAGGTTTAAGTAATGCTGCACCTTTAGGGTTCAACAAGTTTTGCAACCAGTGAGTTCCAGGATTAGTAGTACAAGTGTACCAAGTGATGTTATCTTTCTCAATTACTGCAATAAGATCATCAAATTGATTTTTAGCATTAGCGTTAGATCTAATACCTACTAGATGAAAAGCTGGCCAATCATAACCAAGTTCTGAAAACTTTGCTTTAAGTTCTTTTACTGTATACTGTTTCATAGATATTATATTTAAAGTATAAATTAGTTAATTACAAAATTTAAAAGACTAAATCTAAGTTGAACAGTTAAAATGTTTCTTGCTTGAAATTCATTTACACCATTTGTTGGTATGTTAGCAACTCCAGATTGAAGAGTTTGAGTTACTGAATTATAAGTAATAGTTTCTGTTCTAATAGTAGCAAAATAACCCTCTTCACTTTCTATATTAAAATCCGTACCATCCATACTAATTCCAGCTAAAATTTTAGGGGTGCCAGAAAATCTTTTATACAATTCATTATTTGGTGTTATTACACAAGATGTCATTGTGTAACTACTAAGATATGCACTTTGTTCCCCATCAAGTGTATTAATTAATAAATTATTTGGCCATGCTGTATATAAACTATAAATACCTAATCCAGCATTACCAAATCCAATAAGATTTTGAAGAGTATTATGTTGAGCACCATCAATAATATTTACAAGAGGTGTATTGTGAGAATCTACATTAAAAAGAAATAATGGATTTCCATTACCATCATCATATTGCAAAATTCTACCATTAACATAGTATTCTGTAGTTGGTGCAGGAGCATTTTCTAATGTTTCTACTCTATTAGTTAAGTCATCAACAGATGTAGTCTGACTATTAACCTCATTAATCAACTGATTCACGTGTGCTACCTTTGCATCAGCAGCACCAAAAGGATCCCCTTTCATGTGAAGAGGATCCTCGTAGTTATGTTTTTTAATTAGTTCCATCTAATCTTAAATTAGTTAATTACTAAAAAGTGAATTTTGATAGCATTAGGAGCTGTTGAACCAGCAGATTTTATGATTATTTTAAAAGAGCCATTTGCAAGATTGCTGAACCCCATTACAATTGCATCACTTATATCTATTGCTGCACCATACTGTGTAGTAAGCATAATAACACTATTTGTTGTAACTATAGAATTATTTACTGTAAATTCATAGGTGCTAGGTCCACCTGGAGACAATGGTCCATACATAGTAATAACTCCAGAATGAGAATTAATTGTTACATTTGTCTCATTACTCGTAAGCTGAGTTACAGTAGCGGGTGAACCAATACGATCATTAAGGTCTTCAATAACCTCATTTAAATGTCCTACTCTTGCAGGAACCATTGTGAACTTATCTCCATTAGGAAACAATGGACGCTTATAAGTTGCTTTTGTAATCTTTTCCATATTTTTATTTCATTAAGTTGTCAATATCATCTGATTTTCTTCCAATTACTTCTTTAATCTTAGTCCAAAGATTCTGTCCTGTAACTGACTCTATAGATTCAACAATTGATTTGAATTCTATAATAGCAATAACAGAACCAATTAGTTTTGCTATTGGAAGTATGTCTGTAATTATATATTTCTCTATAAGGAAACCACTGACAATGGCTAATTGATACAGCAACATTTTTGTCACTGTATCACTCATTCTGCGTGATCTAATCTTTTGACCAGTTTTTAGGGCCTTCCAGATTCCTACCACCATGTCAGCACCAACTAAGAAACCAATGGTCAGCATTAGTTCTCTGATAGGTAAAAAAATAGACATGCATGCAAGGACCCATGTCTTTGTTTTTAAAAATGCAGTTAGTTTTAACATTATAAGAGAAACAAAATAAAAAGTTATTTCCCCACCCCTCACAATCAATATACGACATTATTTGTAATAATGATTGCTATTCCTATATATTTGTAACCCTCAAAAATCCCATATATGAAAGATTTATACGATTACCTTGCAGCTAACAAGGTGACACC